CTACCCTTTTCTTTCGCCCTTTGCTACTGCGCCCGCGATCATCGCGTCAATTTGCGCCGCGGCATCAGCCTGCATTCCGGGCATGACGTGAGAGTAGAGATCGAGGGTAATCCCGATGGTCGAGTGGCCCAAGCGCTCGCTCGCGATTTTCGGATGCACGCCGGCCGCCAGAAGCTGGGTTGCGTGTGTGTGGCGCAGGTCGTGAAACCTGATCCTTGGCAGATCGATCTTCTCCAGCAGCCGCAGCCACCCGTCTGTGAGCATGCGAGGCTTGAGCGGTGCGCCCGCCTCATCAGCTACGAGGAACGTCTCATCATCCAGCCTGATCCCCAGGGCAAGCAACTGCTCAGCCTGCTTTGCCCGGTGAACCTTAAGCGCTGAGACGACAGACGGTGGGAGATCGACCACACGTCCTTTTCCCGACTTCGGGGTCTTGTAGTGCACGCCCTCGGCCGTTTGTTCCGCGCTTTGTGCAATGTGGAGACAGCGCATGTTGTCGCCCAACTCGGCATGCTTCCAGCGCAGGGCTGCAATTTCTCCGCGTCTCAGGCCGCACATGACCGCCAACAGAACCGGAACGTGAAGCCGAGTTTCTTCGACAGCCCGTAACAGCGTTGCCGTCTGTGCCGCATCATAGGCCAACATAGGTTTGCGCTCGACCTTCGGTGCCTTCGATGCCAACGCCGGGTTCTTTGCCAGCAGATCCCACGTCAGGGCCTGATTGAGCGCCATCACCAACACTCGGCGCATGTGGCGGACGGTTGTCGCCGACAGTCCTCCCTTGCCGTCGTGGCGACCCGTCAGCAGCGCCTTGGACAGTGCGGCGTCGATCCGCTCCGTTTTCAGCTTGGAGAGCGTCACGTCACCTAGGAGCGGTGCGAGCCCCTTCTTGCAGAGTTCGGAGTAGCGCTCGTGCGTCTTCCGCGAGACGCTTGCCTTCACGTGCTCTAGCCAGCGATCGAGGAACGCGGTAACCGTCGTGCGATCGGGCTCGATGTAGACGCCGCCCTTCAACTCCGCAATGAGCCGCGCACACTCGACTTGCGCCTGTCGCTTAGTACCAGCGAAGCTGTGCCACTTCCTACGGCGCTTGCCAGTCTCAGGGTCTCTCAGGTCTAGGACTATTGCCCACCTGCCGGGGCTGCGCTCGCGGATGTGGCCTTTCATTTTTGCTCTCCTGTGCGGCCCACGTTGGCTTTTGTGCGCTGCTTTACGCGTTGTTCCCAACCAGGAATTTCCCAAAACCGCCTTCGAACGCCGTATTTTTCGGCGAAGATCTCAGGATTGGCGGCCTCTTCAGCCTTGAGTTCCTCTACCCTCTTCGCGACATAGGCGTCCTGCTCTTCCTCCGACAGGGATTCGTACGCGGCTTCTTCTTCGTCGGACAGGCTTGTAACCCAGATCCCGAGGTACCGATTTTCGTCCGACTGCGCGCGTCGACGATCAGCAGCCTCAACCGCTTCATTCGCCTGTTCAATTCGGCGTTGCGCCTGCTCGTCACCCTTCGAGATGGTCTGAGCCTCAGTGTACGGTCTGACGGCTTCGTAAATTGCCGTTACGAGTTCGTGAAGACCCTGCACACCTGCAAATGCGTCATAAGCTCGGTCCGAAGCTTCATCAATGATGTCAAGCACTTCGTCCCGGGTGAACAGAGCGTCATCGAGTTCGGGTTGGCTATACAAGCGCTTGTCATCCACCCCCTGCCTGAAGAGGTCAGCAGTGATCGTGACACCATCCGTGGTCACCTCAATGATCTGTTCGAATTCGGCCTCCAAGAACAACGCGATCTTGCACAGCCGACGGATGGCCTCGGATTTGGATGAGATCCGATGCGCGAACTGCCAGTCCTCGATCGCCTGGAGTTCAGCTTTCGTAATCTTCATATGAAGTCGCTCGGTTTCACTGTCGCCGAGCTTGGGACGAGCCATTTCTACACCCTCATAAACAATATGGGAAAGGTGCACACAAAACGCTTGCGCGCAAGATGCTCTCATGTATGGTGTGCACATTACGCACGAAACGTGAAGGAAGGCTTAAAGCGGTGACAGTTGACGAAGCACTATCCCGGCCGACGATCTCGGTCCCTGAAGCTGGCAAGCTCTTTTTCGGCCTTGCTCGAAATGCAGCCTACGATGCCGCCAAGCGTGGCGACATTCCAACCATCAAGATTGGAGGCAAGATCATGGTCCCGGTCGTGCCGTTGGCTGAAAAGCTCGGCCTGCGTGCGAACATCGGGCGGGCCGCGTAATGGCGGCAGTCCTGCAAAAGAAAGGCCCGGCGGAAGCTGCAACTTCCCCGGACCGTGGTTCAAACATCCTAGCGAAGGAATTCGTGAACGTGGCTACAAATAGCACCGACGCCGCCCATCGGCAAGCGAGGCACGAGAACATCGTTTCGGGCATGTACGACATCGAGGGCGACGTTTATGACCTCGTGAACATGGTCCGGATCGCCGCCGATCTTGTGAGCAGCGAACTCCGCCCCTGCGGCCCCGACGACAGTTGCGTCACTATCAAGATCGGCCCCCAGCATTGGGATATGGTCAACTTTGCGGTTAACGACTGCGTAGTCCGAGCCAATGCCTTCCGCAAGAAGTTCGTTGACGCGATCAACGGGGAGGTCTCGGCATGAGCATCACCCGCCGCCTGTTCCTTCGCAACACGGCCGCTGCCGGCGCAGTCGGTGCTGCGGTCACCACTCCAGCCGTCGCCGAACCTGAACTCACGCCTTACGAGAAGGCCATCTGGCACATGCGTGAGCTTGAGCGCCTTGCCCTTGAGGACGGCGCTAGCGAAGCCTGCGTGATGGTGGTTGGGTTCTTGTACCCTAGCCCTAGCAAGCGGACCAAAATGCTGATGATCGGACGGAATGGCGACCTCAGTGATGAGGACGGCATGTTCGGGGAGGCGCGGTCATGAGCGCTCCCGACGAAAAGCTTCTCGCCGAACTCGAGAGTGATATCCGGCACCTTTACCACCTGCTGGACACTATCTGCGATCATGCGTTCGGCGCGGTGGATCGTGAGCGTTGCGATGCCCTCCTGTGGATCGCCCGGGAGCGTGCCGACAAGGTGCGCAAGGACGCCCACGCAGCCATCTGGCCGGGAGACGCCTGATGCGCCTCCTTCGCCTTTGGACGGCAGTCCAGATCCTCCGAGTGTCCAACGCGCTCTACCGTGTTGCCCTCTGGCTCAAGCAGCCAGCGGGCGCGTCTCGGGCGCCGATGCACCCCGCCGAGCAGATCCTGCTGGGCTCCATCGTCGGCCTGGCGATCTGCGCGTTGTGGGTCGCCATTACGTGGAGGGCGATGCAGTGAGCTCAAAGCAGAGAAGGAAAGGCAAATCCAAGTTCATAATGATCGAGGCCTATGTGAAGCGCAGCGCCGCATGGAAGGCGCTGACGCCGATCGAGCGATGTTCCTACATCGAGGTGAAGTGGCGCTATGACGGCCTCAACAATGGCCGTATCGGCCTCGGCTGCCGCGAATTGGCAGACGAGATCGGCATGGGGAAGGACACGGCCAAGCGTGCTTTGATTCGGCTGACAGAAATAGGCTTCATCACGAAGACGAAGCCAAGCGCCTTCAACGTAAAAAACCGGGCCGTCACCGAATGGCGGCTCACGGAATACCCATGCGACGTGACCGGTGAGTTGCCCACCAAAGACTTCATGCGATGGGAATCGAAAAACAAAACACAGGCGCATCCACGCGACACACAGGCGCACCCATGCGACACGAAACCTTCGAAAGTGCCCGAGAACCCCCTTCACAGTCGCACCCATGCGCCTGTGAAGCCCGATTCATGCAATCCACAGGCGCACCCATGCGACACATATAGATATACCATAGGGGGTAGGACCGATGCAGCGTGACGACATGCCTCTCTTCCGATGGCAGCCTCCCGTCAAAGTGATCCTGTTCCCCCTCACGAAACGCATAGGGAAGGTGCGCCATACTGCTCAGAAGCTTCTCGGCAAGCAGGGCGATGATGCCGACCTCTACTGGAAGCAGGTTATGTCCGCGAACCGGAAGCATCTGGAGCGGATAGGACTTTCCGACGACGAAATTGACGATCAGCTCCGCGAGTTTTTTGACGCCGTGCAGGGTGAACTGCGGCGGCTCACTTACTGTGGACAAGGAACCGGAGGCGCAGCGTGAAGATCGAAGCAGTCTTGCAACAGGATGCTGTCACGGTCGAAGCGGACGAGGACAGCGTTGCGCTATCTCAGTCTCAGTCATGGGACTGCCAGGAGCAGCGGATTGCCATCTTCGGCAAGGCCAACCTCGATGCCCTGATCTCAGCACTTCAGAAAGCGCGGGAGGCGATGCCATGACCGATGCCATCCAGAAGGCCGCCCGCTGGCTCGCCACCACCCCTGATGATCGGAAGCCGCATCCGCTGATGCCGTATCTCCGCAGGGAGTTCGGGTTGTCCCCGAGTCAGGCGGTCGAGGCAATCCGTGAGGCCAATCTGATCCGAGCGAGGGCAGCATGACAGAAATCAGCGATGAAGAGTTGGAACGCCGGATGTCGGCAAAGCTATTCGGAAGTGTGGCGGCACGCTTCCCCGTTGTCGCCATCACGCGGCGCCGATCGGCGGATCAGCGCCCAGGGGAAACACGGCGCCAGTTCATCGAGCGGAAGAAGCGTGAAGCAGCGTTGAACGTTCCGGACGACAACTGAGATACCGAGGAGCAGCATTGATCAATCGCGGCATCAACACACACCGTTTCTGCGAGGGAATCGGTATCAGGGTAATGCGCACACGGCACGCGAGAGAGCCGAGACCGCCGAATGTCATCTACGGCGGCAGGATCATCGCGCGGATGTTGCGCAGAGCGGGGCCGGATCACACCGGCCTCGTTCTCATGTGCATCAAGGCATCTGATCCAGCCTGCTTCTATGGCGATGCAATTATTGCCGTCAGTCAGTTCATTAAGGTCCACGGAACTGCCCTCGGCGGCCGGCAAGTCGTGGTTCAGGCGTTCGCCCGTCTCGACCTTGGGCAGCTCCGCAATCGCGCTCAGCGGCTCGCCCGCGCCGATAGCGCAGCCATGACGAAAACCAGTGCCGCGTTGGCCGTGATGATCGCTCACACCATCCTAGGAGAAGAAGCCGCATGAACTGGACGCCTGACATCGTGATGGTGAGGTTGATCGAGGCCTATGCAGTGATCGAGCGGATCACGCGCAAGGATGGTCCTCCAGGAACCGGAAGCGGCATGCCGGCCGCGATCACGTTTGAAAGTTCGCAAGAGGCGTTCGAGTTCGAGCGCGTCGACCTCACGTTCAACAACGGCGAGTCGATGGCTGTCATCAAGGAAACTCGCAGGCAGGACATTCTGCGGGCAGCCGGCCGCGCTGTACCCGCCGAGACCATATCCATGGCGCTTGAGGCGCTGCGCTGGCCGATCGACTTTATTCAGGACGAGGATCACCGCGCCTGCCTCATCACCTATGCCACGTGTCGGGCCAGAAACCGGGTCTGGACGAAGGTCTTGAAGGCGAGAAATGCCCGAGTGCCGAAAGAAAAGCGCTGGTTGAGACTAAAAACCTACCGCTGGAATGAGAAGTCATGTCAACGGATTAGCGATCATCTCGCCAAGGAGAGCGTTTTGTTGCGCCTTCCGCTGGATTTACAGATGATACAGATCGAGGCAGAACACCCGTGCGAATTCGCTAATCTGGCGAAGCGCGCGTGGATGGCACCGGACGCTATGCCGAGCCGCTTTGGTGGCGACGATGATCAACCCGGCTCCACGCAAAAATCACGACATGGGGAGCGGCGAGAGGCGGCTTAATCGCAATCCCGGCTTCTATGCCTTCTTGTGGTCGGTGTTGAGCCAATTATCGTTGTGGGCCGCTTCATCGAGAGCCTGAACCATCTTCGCCCGCCAGTCCTTTCCGGTCGCCTTGAACGCGGCCAGGGTTTCCGGGTCGAGCCGCAAGGTCACGGCCTCCTTTGGGTTATCGACGCGTGGACGACCGCGCGACCGTTGGATGCTCTCGAACAACTCAGGAAGGGCTTCCTTGAATGGTTTGCCCTGCTTGGCCTGCTCGTCGGTGATTTCCGGGTTGTCCGGATCACTGACGATCATCTTCTGAATTTCAGCCTCTTCCTTATCGGTCAGAGGGCGCTTGGAAGAAAACTTGATGGTCATCACAGGTTCCTTTCCTTCTTGCTCGCGGGGCGCATCGAGACGACAGAGATCGCTTCCGATCCGAGGGGCTTAAACACGACTGCGACGACGATCTGTCCATTGAGTTCGCCAATCGCGAGAAACCGGCCTTCCTTAGCCGGGTAGACGGTGGAAGCTTCAAAAAACTCGACGGTCAAAGCGGCGAAGTCCATGCCATGCTTGGCAAGGTTGGTCTGGCGCTTCGGTTCGTCCCAAATGATGTTCATGTATTTTTCGTACACGGAAAATCAAAAGTGGTCAATGTTTTTCGTACACGGAAAATCAGGGGGGATGTTCCCGGGCGTTCCGGCCCCCCCAATCAGGACGGCGGTATGAATTTTCACTTGGGCACAATTAACAACGGCCAGATGCGCTTCGCGGTAGGTTCATTCAGCCGCGGGGCTGGCTACGAGCGGATGCTGTTCCGCACGTGGAAGGAGCATAGGATCGCCGCCCTGTACGGCATCAGCTTCGGCCATAAATGCTTCATCGGCGTCATCCGCCTGCATGAGTGCAGGGAACGGCACGAGCGGATTAAGTGATCAGGACGGCGGACGAACGAGGCCAAATCATCTGCCGATCTGATCTAATTCGGCAGAACGACCGCTGTACCTGCGAACGGTGGTGTCGAGACAAACGCGTCGTATGTCCACAACGCCCCCACACCGAAAGCAGCAAATGACGCGATGCCCAGAAGGATGACAACTAGATTGGCGATAAATCCTGCCGTCTCTTTACACTTAGATTCACCGGCATAGAGCCATTGTGAAAGGTAGGTCCCACCTGAAACCAGGCCGGCAAGCAAGGTCCCAACAACAAAGGGTGCCAGGCAGTTGGCATAGGTCGGGATAGCTTCGGAGCGAATACTGGCCAAGTGTCCTAAGAATGCCAGTAGTGCGACAGAGGCGCCACCGTTGATCATAGTCATGCTGCGGATGGCGTTCTGGCCCAACATGATAACGGACCTGAACATCTCCATCTGCGAAGCGTGAATAAGCTTCACATTCTCAGCATGTTGAGCTAGCTCAGCTTTATAGCGTTCGAGTTCTGCGGGAGAGGGGTTTGGCTCAGGCGATTGCTCGACCAAAGATAGGTAGTTGATTAGGTTTTCGACAAGGACTGCCGCCACTCCCTGCGATTTTAGGCTCTCGATCTCGGCCTTCATCTGGCCTGCAAATTCCTTGGTGCCCATGCCCATCCTCCCAAAACGAGAGCTTCGCCCATGCGTCTGCAAAGGGCAAGAAGCCAACGGTCACCCCCTGATTGGCACGGGCCATGAAGCTGACGATCAATCCTGTTCAAAGTGCAGCCTAGCACTCCACAGAAATTAGCCAGCGCCTATACTTCCCTCTCCAGAGGCGGAGGCAAGCAGATGATGGAAGGCTTAGAAGCTCTTTTAACCTCGGCGATTGACGCCTGGTCGTCTTTTGGTCGGCTGATTCAGTCTCAGCAAGCCGCATGGGCTCTGCTGAGCTCGACCGCCATAGTTGGCGCGCTCGGCGCATACTTTGGATCTGTCGGCGCGCAGCGTATCGTCAGCCGTGAAAACAAGCATCGGCGCCGGCGCGAGGCGCTCATGGCAGTCAATGCGGCCCATAGTTTAACTACCGTCGTCATCAATCAGGCCGCAGCCGTGAAGAAGCAGTATCATCTTCCGGCAAAAGAACGATGGGATGAGCAACGTCAACGAGTAGTCGACGCTGGAGAGCGGACGGAAGTCGTTGAGGTCGCCCTCCATTTTCAGACACCCCCAACGGTCTTCTTTCCAATCAATGCCTTAGCCGACCTGATCTATGGAAAGTTGGCACTCAATGGACGTCCTCTTGGTGCGCTGGCGGAATTAGTACAAGCCGAGCAGGCAATGACAGCCCTAACGGCAGATTTCAGAGCCGTGCGACGAGACCTTGAACAGCAGCCGCTCGAGCAAGCCGTATTGAAATATCTAGCGATCGAGACTCCTACGGGTCAGGACACGAGATTTCGTGACTTATGCCACGGCTTTGTCGACATCATCGATGATCTGCTATTTTTCGCTGGCATACTCGGTCGCGATCTCCTCGAATATGGCGAGAGCATCAGAGAGCACGCGTCCCGACGAGAGCGAAGGTCGCTGCCCCTGTTGAATGAGCCTGGGAAAATACAGCCTGGCTACGAATACTTGATTCCAGATCATGACCATCACAAGCGATGGCGCGACGCGCATGTTATGATCCGCTCCAAGCCCAAGGGATCATGGCGCCGCTTATGGGATGCAGTCCGGCCATGAGACGGCTCGCTACGGTGGAGCCTCGCCTTGGCAGCCTAACTCACCGCATTGGCGCCAGCCCTAAGAACGAGCTTGAACGTGACAGGCAGCGCATCAACAGCAGCCCATGGCGCGCCTGGTACAAGACGGCAGAATGGCAGAGGCTCCGTCGTCGCATCCTGCAGCGCGACCTCTACACCTGCCAGAAGACCGGCGTGCTACTCACTGGGAAGCACCCGGCGCCGAACAGTCCGGTGGTCGACCACGTGAAGCCGCACCGCGGCGACCCCGAATTGTTCTGGGATGAGGCGAACTTGATGGCGGTGAGCAAGGCCTACCACGACAGTGTGAAGCAGGCGGAGGAGCAAGGCGAGATCAAGGGCGTGTGGTACTAAGAGCTTGGTGGCGAACTTACTCTTCCACGCGACCGAGTACGTAAGTGATGTGGTCAATATCCTTCTGCAATTCGTGCATCTCGCATGCCAGTGATGCGATCATCTCCGGGGTAATTTTGTTCTCCCATGATTCCGTTGTCGTCTTGCTGACCTTTCGATACTCGATCTGGATGGGTTTTGGGGCGTAGCCCACCTCATCGTTTCCGAAAATCGCCACGTCCACCGCGTCGTGTATGGCCCGATGACGCTTTGTCTTTAGGGAGCCGTATCGGGATAGCGCGTCCAGCGCTTCATTCCGCAACCCGGGGTCGACAATCAGAGCAATGCGCTGAGATGCAAAAGACTTAGCATCCTCGTTCCATACTCTAAGCTCGTGCGCCGCAGTATCGATTGTCACAGTAAACGCGAGATCTGCCTTTGAGCATTCTGCGATCAAGGCGAAAAGGTTATTGTCGGCATATGCCGCCTGCATTGCCAGATGGCCAATCGGCTCAACGAATGGCGCTCTGTACTGATCGACATATGGCAATCTCATATCAGCAACTCCTTCACCTGGCCCAATCGTGGATTGTGATGCCTTGTCCCGCAAGGGGGGTAGGTGAAGGTTCGGAAGCCCTCGCCGCCTAGACCCGCGCCCCCCACATTCGCATAATTTTTTCCGCCGGATCGAAATTTCAGCCGGAATTCCTGAATGACCGAAAAATCGAAGACCACGCGAACGCGGGGACGTCCTGTTTATCGTCCTTCGATCGAGGATCGGAAGACGGTCGAGCAGATGAAATTCTGCGGCGAGAGCGACAACACGATCGCCCGGGCGCTGAACATCGATCCGGACACCTTGCGCAAGCATTTCGCTGACGAACTCGCCGATGGTCATGCCCAGCGGCGGAAGGAGGTTATCGGCCTGATGTTCGACGCAGCACGTGGCGGCAATGTCGCGGCCATCAAGAAGCTCGAGGAAATGGGCAGGGTCGCTGCGGCATCCGAGGCGGTTAACAGCCGTGGCAAGAAGGAACCCAAGCTCGGGAAGAAGGAAGAGCGCAGGATCGCGGCCGAGAACGTGGGGGGTAAGTTCGCGACCCGACAGCCGCCCAAGCTGATCGTCAACAACGGCAAATGAAGGAGTGGAGCACGGCCTGCCTGGACTGGCGGGAGCGCATCGTCGAACGGAGATCTCTTATCCCCGATCCGCTGTTTCCCAATGAAGCGGAAGATGCGCTGGCTGTCTTCAAGTCGTTGCGCGTCGTCGACATCGCCGGCAGCCCGACCTTTGGCGAGTGCAGCGACGAATGGGTGTTCGACTTCGTTCGCGCGATCTTCGGTGCCTATGACCATGAAACTGGTGAGAGGCTGATCGAGGAGTTCTTCCTGCTGATCAGCAAGAAGAATACCAAGTCGACGATCGCGGCCGGAATCATGCTCACCGCGTTGATCATCAACTGGCGTCTGTCGGCAGAACTGAACATCCTGGCGCCGACAATCGAGGTCGCAAAGAACTCCTTCGAACCGGCCCGCGACATGGTCTACGCCGACCCGGAGCTGGTCGATCTGCTACACGTGCAGGAGAATGTGAGAACGATCAGGCACCGCCGCACAAATGCGGTGCTGAAGATCGTTGCGGCGGATTCGGAGACGGTCGGCGGCAAGAAGGCGGCGTTCATCCTCGTCGACGAGGTGTGGATGTTCGGCAAGCGTGATGGCGCCGGCGCGATGCTGCAGGAGGCAACTGGCGGGTTGGTGTCGAGGCCCGAGGGATTTGTCATCTACCTGTCGACGCAGAGCGACGAGCAGCCGGCGGGCGTATTCAAGGAAAAGCTGGCCTATGCGCGCGACGTCCGCGACGGAGTGATCGATGATCCGCGATTCTTGCCGGTGATCTACGAGCACCCGCCCGAGATGATCGAGGCTGAGAAGCATCTGGACCCGAAGACCTTTTACATGACCAATCCGAACCTCGGGCGGTCGGTGCGGCAATCGTGGCTGGAGAACAAGCTGCAACAGTTGCAGCGAGGCGACGGTGAGGAAGGCGAGGACCTTCAGACCTTCCTCGCCAAGCACCTGAATGTAGAGATTGGCCTGCGCAACCGACGTGACCGCTGGTCGGGAACGGACTACTGGCTGGATGCCACAGAGCCTGGGCTGACTCTCGAAAGCCTGTTGGAACGCTGCGAGGTCGCGACGATCGGCATCGACGGTGGCGGGCTTGACGATCTGCTCGGCCTGTCGGTGATCGGCCGTGAGAAGGAAACGCGTCACTGGCTTGTCTGGTCGAAGGTCTGGGCTCACCCGATCGTTCTTAAACGCCGAAAGGAAATCGCCGAGCAGCTTCGCGACTTCGCTAAGGCAGAGCCACCGGAGCTGGTGTTCTGCGAGAAGCCGACGCAGGACCTTGAGGAGGTTGTCGCGATCTGCTGCCAGGTGCGCGATGCGGGTCTCCTCCCCGAGAAGGAAGGCATCGGTGTCGACAAGCTCGGTCTACCCGCCCTGGTGGATGCGCTCATCGAGGCTAGGTTCGATACAGACGCCAATGGCGGGACGATCACCGGTATCGGCCAGGGTGGTTTCCTGAATGATGTAATCGTTGGCGTGGCGCGCAAGCTTGCTGACGGCTCCCTGAAGCACGCCGGTCAGTCGGTGATGGCCTGGGCGGTTGGTAATGCCAAGGAAATCCTGAAAGGCTCGGCTCGTGCGATCACCAAGCAGGTGTCGGGCTCGGCGAAGATCGACCCGTTCATTGCAATGCTCAACGCGGCGAAGCTCATGAGCCGCAATCCGGCGGCCTATGTCAAACCCACGTCCCCTTGGGACGATCCTAACTTCAAATATCAGGTGGTATGATGGGCATCTTCGGACCGAGCCAGCGGCGGCTTGAAGCCGCTGTAGGCGCAGCCCTCGACAAGCGGGCGTCGATCGAGGACCCGAAAGTTCCGATTTCCGCCGCCAATGTGGTCGAACTGTTGGGCTGGGATTGGGGCAAGGCAGCTTCAGGTGAGCGCGTCAGCATCGAGAGCGCCTTGGGCGTGCCGGCGATCTGGGCCGCCGTGAACTTCCTCTCCGGCACGCTCGCCGCCCTGCCGCTCCATCTATACCGGAGGACCAACGAGGGGCGTGAACGAGTTAAAGGCGGGCTCGCCGCCATCCTCCATGATGCGGTGAATGATGAGGTCTCATCGTTCGATTGGCGCAAGTACTGCTTCGACCAGGTCTTCACCGGTGGGCGCTCCTACACCTTCGTCGAGCGCACCGCGGCGAGGAAGCCGATCAATCTGTGGCCGCTCGATCCCGGCAAGACGACGGTCAAGCGTCAGGATGGGCGGCGGTTCTACGAGCATCGCGATGGTCGTCGCCTTCTCCGATATGAGGCAGCGGAGGTGATCGACATACCGTTCATGCTGAAGGCGGACGGCCTCAATCACCGTTCGCCGATCATGACGAACAAGGACGTGGTCGGCCTCGCGCAAGCAGCTACGAAGTACGGCTCCAAGTTCTTCCAGAATGGCGGCGTCCCACCCTTCGCCATCACGGGGCCGATGCACTCGCCCGGTGCTCTCCAGCGATCCAGTGATGACATGTCGGCGGCAGTGAAGACAGCGGCGAAGGAGAGCCGCCTAGCGCTCGCCCTTCCGGACGGCCACGACATAAAGTCTCTCGGTACCGATCTGGAAAAATCGCAGCTCGTTGAGCTCCAGCGCTTCATCATCGAGCAGGTGGCGCGCATCTACTCGCTGCCTCCCGTCTTCCTTCAGGATCTGACGCACGGCACTTTTTCTAACACTGAGCAGCAGGACCTGATGCTGACCAAGCACACGCTGACGCGGTGGATCGAACAGTTCGAGCAGGAGCTGAACCTGAAGCTTTTTGGGCGTGGGAACGGCAAGCAATACGCCGAAGCCAACGTCGACGGCCTTCTGCGCGGTGACTTCAAGACGAGGATGGAAGGCTATGGCCGCGCCATCACCACTGGCCAGATGACACCCGACGAAGCTCGCGAGATGGAGAACCGGCAGAGGATGGGCGGCGCGGCGAGCCAGCTTCACATGCAGGGCGCTATGCAGCAGATCGACAAACTCGGTCAGCATGGGCTCGGCCACAATGGCGGCCCCGCTCTCGACGATAACGGAGACGAGAAAGATGCAGCGTGAAATCCGCGGCGGCCTGCCTGCTGAAATTCGTGCCGACGACAGCTCGGTCAAGGTGACCGGCTACGCTGCCGTCTTCAATCAGGAAGCCGATATCGGCGGTTACTTCCGTGAGATCATCCATCCCGGCGCCTTCCGGGCCGCGATTGGTCGGGACGACGTCTCCTTCCTAATCAACCATGCGGGCCTGCCGTTGGCGCGCACGCGCTCGGGCACTCTCATTCTGGCCGAAGATGACCATGGCCTCAGGATCGAAAGCGCGCTCGACAACAGCGATCCGGACGTCGCTCGCATCGTGCCGAAGATGAAGCGCGGCGATCTCGACAAGATGTCATTCGCGTTCCGCGCCACACGTCAGGAGTGGGACGAGACCAGCGAGATTCCGATCCGCCATGTCTATGAGCTCGACCTGTTCGACGTCTCGATCGTCACCGATCCCGCCTACGATGGAACCGAGATCGGCCTGCGCTCGCTAGAGAAGCATCGCGAACAGCAGCGCAAGGCCCACAACTTTCATGCCGCGTCCGCCAGGCTGCGCATGAAGATGAACCTCGCCCTGAAGGAGCGAGAGAACGGCAAGTAGCGCCTGCTGCTGCCTATCCCCCTTCCCAAACACACGAGGAATACCATGACTGTACAGCTTAAAGAGCTGCGCGAGCAGCAGGCTCGTATTGCCACCAATGCCCGCGCCAAGTTCGATGAAATCAAGGACGACACGCCGGCCGAACGCGCCGCCGAGATCGAGCGTGAGTTCGATGCCATGATGGCCGACCACGACAAGATCGGCGTGCGCATGGAGCGCCTGCAGAAACTCGAGGAGGCCGAGAAGCGTGCCAATGCTGGCGATCCTCGCCGGCCGAAAGGCGACAATGGCGAGGCCCGCAGCGATGCCGAGGAAGAGACGGTCGAATACAAGGACGTCTTCACCAAGGCCATGCGCTTCGGTGTCGCCGACCTGTCGGTCGAGGAACGCGGCGTCCTCATGCACGGTCGCAATCGCGACAAGGACGTCGATGTTCGCGCTCAGGCGACGGCACCCGGCGCCGCTGGTGGTTACCTCATCCCCGAAGGCTTCTCGGGCGAGATCGACAAAGCGCTTGCCGCGTGGGGTCCGATGCTCGACGAGAACGTCGCTCGGCAATATCCGACCGCGACCGGCAACCCGATCCCCTGGCCGACGAGCGACGACACCGCCGAGCGCGGTGAGCAGCACACCGAGAACGGCGCCGTGACCGACGACGGCAGTGGCGACGTGGTGCTCGGGCAGAAGACGCTCAACGCCTACGTCTACGACTCCAAGGTGGTGAAGGTGTCGCTGGAGCTTCTGCAGGATAGCTACTTCTCCATGGAAGGCCTGCTGAGCGAACTCTTCGGCGAACGCCTCGGTCGGACCGGAAACGAAGTGCTGACCGTCGGCGACGGCACCAACAAGCCGCATGGCGTGGTCACGGCCTCCTCGCTCGGCCTGACCGCCGCTGCGGTGGATGCCATCGCTGCGGATGAACTGATAGACCTGCAGCACTCCGTCGATCCCGCCTATCGTGAATCGCCGCGCTGCTACTGGCAGTTCAACGACCTGACCTTGGCTGCGATCCGCAAGCTCAAGGATGGCCAGAACAACTACCTCTGGCAGATGGGCGACGTGAAGACCGGTGCACCGGCCACGCTCCTCGGCAAGCCGTACAAGATCAACCAGGCCATGGCCTCGATCGCCACCGGCAACCGTGCGGTGATCTTCGGCGACCACAGCAAGTATGTGGTTCGCCGCGTCGGCCAGATGCAGATGGTCGCGCTGCGCGAGCGCTACATGGACAACCTCCAGGTAGGCTTCATCGCCTTCATGCGCCTCGATGGCGAGCTTCTGGACGGCCGCGCCGTCAAGCACCTCGCCCTGGCCTAAGTTTGGCTCATCACGGCGGGCGGTTGGCCGCCCGCTTCATGAACCAAAGGAGACCGGAAATGAGCATACCCAAGACGATCAAAGTGAAAATGCACCTGACGGGCGACGTGCGTTCCGTTGCAGTGAAGGAAGCCGAGACGCTGTTCAAGGCGAAGAAGGCATCGCCATATCGCTCGGAAGGCGCCGAAAAAGCCGTGAAAGGGCCGGCACCCGAGACCGCGGCGAAGAACCCGGATTCCGACAAGCCGAAGGCCTGAGCCCATGTGGGACCGGATCGAGCGACTTGAGCAGCCGAAGGCGGAGGCTCTGACACTTGAAGAGGTGAAGGAGCAATGTCGCATCGACAGCGGTGACGATGACGCCTTCCTGAAACGCTGCATCAAGGCAGCTCGTGAGATGATCGAGGGACCTGAGGGCTACGGCCTCGCGATCATGGCAGCGCCATGGTCGATGTCCCTCGACAGCTTTCCGGCCGAAATCCGGATCCCCATGGGGCCGGTGCTTTCGATCGATAGCATCACCTACGTGGACGGTGCAGGCAACGAGCAGACGCTTCCGCCGTCCGCATATCAATGGCGGCGCGGCTTCATGGAAGCCCGCATCTCGCCGGCCTTCGGCACGTCCTGGCCCGGTACACGCGCACAGATTGGCGCGGTCAAGGTCCGCTTTGTAGGCGGTTATGCGGGTACCGAGGAAGAGGACGTCGACCGCTCCATGATACCGGAAAGCCTTCGCGTGGCGATGCTGATGCTCATCGCGCATTGGAACGAAAACCGGGAGACGGTCAATGTTGGCAACATCACGACCGAACTGGAATTCAGCTTTGGTCACATCATCAATCAGTTCCGGGTTGGGAGGATAGCCTGATGGCCCGTCTCCGCTTTACCGCCGATTTCGATTATCGGCCTACGCCGATGTCGACCATCGCCTACAAGGAAGGCATGGAATTGACCGTGCGCCGCGAATGCGCTGACGAGGCAGTCGCTAAAGGCAAGGCAGTCGAGATCGACCCGCCGCGCAAGGCCGCGAAGGTAGATGAGGCCGAGGAGGACGCCGATGCCGGGCGCGGGTGACCTTCGTCATCGTGTCGCGTTCGACAAGCGGGGGCGTGTCAACGACGGTGCAGGCAACTGGCAATCAGGTTTCGTCGGGCAGTTCACACGTCGCGCGGCGTTCATCTATGCCGGCGGCGGCGAATCGGTCATGGCCGCGCGCCTCGAAGGCCGTGGCGTGCTGAAGGTTCGGGTACGCTCCTGCTCATTGACCCGCACGATTAAACAGGATTGGCGGATGCGCGATGCCCGTACCGGCACGGCGTACTCCATAAAGGAGGTCGATGCCGAGACCGACCGGCAATGGGTCTATCTCGTCGTTGAACGGGGCGCTCCGGCATGAAGATCAAGAATCTCGACCGCCTGCGCCGCCGCCTGGAGCGTATTCCCGATGCCATACGCAAACGTGCGAAGGCCGACCTCATGCTAGGTGGGCGCGAAATCAACATGCTTCAGCGGTCGCTAGCTCCGAAAGATGACGGCGTGCTCGTCGGCACGATCAGGACTGAGCAGCTTCCCGACCCGGAAATCGGCGTGGAGATCAAGGCCGGCGGGCCAGAGACAACGAAGCCCGTGCGCAATTCCGAAAAGGGCAATGCGCCGGAGTACGACTATGCCCTTGCGCAAGAGCATGGCACCGAGAACATGCAGGCGAACCCGTTCTTCTATCCTGCATACCGCTTGAAGAAAAAGCAGGTGCAGCGCAGCGTCCGCCGTGGTGTGCGCAAGGCGCTTCGAAATGCGGTCAAAGGCCAATGAGCGATCCCAGCTATGCGATCCAGGTGGCGCTTGTCGCCCGACTGACCGCGCTCGCCACGGAGGCGGGCGAACGCATCTATGACGATGTGCCGCCGGAGGCTGATCGCATCGTGGACACCGGCGCGGCTTATCCCTACGTGACCGTCGGCGCCGGCCAGCTCGTACCGATCGACGAAGAGTGCTTCGACCGCTCCTCGACCTACTTCCAGATCGATGTGTGGACGCAGACCGTCGGCTTTCCCGAGGCAAAGCAGATTGCGGGCGCGATCCGCATCGCTCTGCATGAGCGGGGCCTGACAATTGAAGGCCACGTGCTCGACCGCATGCGCGTCGAAAGCATCGACTATTCGCGTGACCCGAACGGCCTCACACGCCGCGCGCGCCTTGTCCTGCTGGTCGAGACACAGCCAGCCTGACACGCATTCCTGACAATCAACCCTCGGCCGCGGGACGGCCATATGACGGAGACCAGAAATGGCGACGACGAAGAAGCTGCTCATCCAGTTCGGCGATGCCGAAAGCCCGGAGGAGTTCACTCACGCCTGCACGATCAACACCTCGCAGGATTTCACCATCGAGGCGACCACGACGGACGCCACCGAGCCGAACTGCGAAAATCCCGACGCGCCGGGCTGGGTGCTCCGCGCCGTCGACACGTTGTCGGCTGGCATCAATGGGGCTGGTACGATGGACCCTGTGTCCTTCGGCGTTCTGCGCGACCACATGCTGTCGGGCCAGCCGTTCAATGTCCGCGTGCTCCTCGATCTCCCGAGCGGCCAGGGTGGCGGACACTTCGCCGGCCGTTATGTCATGACCTCCCTTGGTCTCGCCAAGGAAGGCAAGGGCTATGTGTCCTGCACCGTCGCCATGTCGTCTGACGGCGAAATCACCTGGGTTGCCGCCACGTGAGCAGGTTCGCGACCTATCCATTTGGCGGGAAGCAACAGGCTTTCCGCCTGGGCATCGGCGAGCTGCGGGAGTTGCAGGAACTCGTCGGCGCCGGCCCGAGCACGATCCTCGCTCGTCTCATGTCGTTTCAGCCGCAGGCGCAAGGCCTTCGTCGGCCGCAACCAGACGACTATCCGCACGGCCACGAGGATCCGGACTTCATCGCCGACTTCAACACCTACGCGATGCTGCGCGGCATCGGTGGCGACTGGCGCATCGACGATATTCGCGAGACGATCCGGCTTGGCTTGATCGGCGCAGGCATGACGCCGACCGACGCCTTCGTTGCGGTGTCGCGCTATGTCGATCAGACCGACAAGTATCCACCTGTCGACTATGTGGGCCTCGCCGCCGGTATTCTGATCCACGCCCTCACCGGGCCGAAGGAAGACCCGGTGGGAAAACCGAAGACCGGGAAGACCAAGACCAGGGGAGCGGCCTCCTCGTCTTCTCGGAGTTCTACGGCGTAGGCGCTTCCATGGGGTTCACGCCGCGTGACGTGGACCTGATGACGCTGTGGGAGCTGTCTGCCTGCGCCGCTGGTTACGCCAAGGCAAATGGCGTCGAGCAGGAAGCCGAAGCGCCGACCTATGAAGAACACCTCGAAATGGTGAGGCGGCTGGCTAGTCCGTCGTGACGATTTCACGTCCGATCAGCAGCAGCACCAGGCCGATAAGGGAAGCGGTCGCCAGTGCTGTAAGATAGGTCACCGGCATTTCAGGCAGCACCGGGACTCCGCGGACTGCTCCTAGTGCGCGGTTGTATTCAGATTGCGCTGCGGATTCTGTCAGGGCTGAGTTGTATCCCCAGACCGATAGGGGTGTAGGCAGCACGAAAAGTGCGGCACCGAGCCAGCCCAAAGGTGTCAACCTGTAGCGCGAAATCTTCATGAAAAGCCCTCCGTCCGACTTTCGCAGATAGCAGGAAATCTTATGGCCGTCACCGTTGATGAACTCCGCGCAGTCATGCGCATGGAGATGAAGCCTTTCATGCGCGATCTGCAGCAGGTGAACGGTGTGAATGCAAAGACGGCGCGGCAAGTCGAACAGACGTGGCGCGCGGCCAACCGCCAGCTCGACGGCATCGGCAAGAATATGGCGCGTAGCCTGGTCGCGCCGATGACCGGAATAGCAACGGTTCTAGGCGCGCGGGAGCTTGCCGCTTTAACCGATACGTGGACCGACCTCACATCCAGGGTCAATCTCGCGGCTGGGTCACTGGACAAGGGCGAGGAGGTCATGGATCGGTTGAGCGACACTGCTCGCCGAACCTACTCCGCGCTTGAACTGACGGCAGAAAGCTATCTCGCGAACGCCACCGCCTTGCGTGAACTCGGCTACAGCACCGATCAGCAACTCGACTACACCGAGTCATTGAACAACGCGCTGGTCATCAGCGCGGCACGTGGGCAGCGCGCCGAAGCGGTGCAAAACGCCCTCGCAAAAGCCATGGCGGCCGGCAGACTTCAGGGCGACAACCTGAACACAGTTATCGAGCAAGGGGGCCGGGTTGCTGAGGCTTTGGCCGCCGGCCTCGGCGTCGGGGTCAATCAACTTCGGGCACTTGGGACCGCTGGGAAGATAACCGGGCGCGACGTGTTTCGCGCGTTGACGTCCCAGATGCAGACACTGCGGCAGGAAGCCGAGCAGATGCCCGCAACCATATCAGACGGCATCCAGCTCCTTCGCAACGCGCTGCTCGAATATGTGGGTAAGGGCGACCAGGCGGTCGGCGTCTCCGTCAAGATCAGCGAAGCCCTGGTCATCATGGCCGATAATTTCGACACGACGGCGGATGTCGCGCTGCAACTGGCGGCGGTGATAGCCGGTGCACTCATCGGTCGTTCGCTGCTTCGCATGATCACAACGCTGGGGCTAGCCGGAACCGCGCTAACGAATTTCACGCGTGCACTCGCCGCAGCCCGCACAATGACGGGCCTGTCGATGGCGTTCTCAGGGCTTGGCGCCGCGGCCGGGCCGGTGGGTCTGCTGATCGGCGGCGCCGTAGTGTCGTCGTTGATCGCGTTCAGCAATGTTTCCGCCCAGGCTTCCGATGCGGCTGACACATATGCCAAGGCTCTTGAGCGCGTCAGAGAGGCGGCTACCGAAGCTGCTGACGCTGTTTCCGAGGCATCTGAAGGAGTTAGCGCTGAGGCAGCCAACAAACTGATCGGTGCACTGGGCTTAGCCGAGGCAGAAATCCAGCGGTATCGCCGTGACGCAATAGCGGCGATCGATTCCATCTATGATCGCTTTGATAGGAACATCATCACCGATGCACAGCTTGCACAGTTCGACGGCATGCGGAAACGCCTTGCAGAGAACGCCGACGCTGCGGATGAAGTGAAGCAAGAGCTATTCGCACTGGCAAACGCGAATCCAGATTTCTCGCGGGTTGCGAGCGGCCTAGCACCTATTCTGAACGCCCTATACGAGGCAGTCGAAGCCTCAAGGATTCTTAAGGCCGAGCTCGGCGCGTCAGACAGTCCCGCAACCTTCAACCGAGGGGGCCGAGTTCGTGCCCGCCGAGCGTTGTTGGAGAGGCGAGAAGAAGGTCGAGCATATGAACAAGATGCCTTGCGCCGCGCTCAACTCGGCAAGGCGCAGCTCGATCTTGAAAACGAGATCGCCCGCGTCCGAAAGCAGGCCGAGCAGGACAGCGTCAAGCTCACCGAAGACCAGATAAAGCGCATCGCCGAGGCGAATATCGCCGGCAACGCGGCGCGATCGGCCGAGGGTAAGAAGCCCACGAAGGAACGCGCCGACGAGTACCAGCGCCTCACAGAACGGATCCGTGAGCAAACAGTCGCGCTGGTAGCGGAGAACGCGGCGCTCGCTGGCGTTAACCCTTTGGTCGACGATTACGGACGTGCCCAGACCGAAGCCGCTATGGCGCAGGATATCCTGACTGCAGCGAAGAAAGCTGGTGTCGCCGGAGCATCTGAATTTCATGACGTTCAACAGATGCTCTATGGTGACCTTACGGAGATGTCGCCTGCTGCACTCGAACTGGCGGAAGCCATCCGCAAACTTATTTCCGGTTATGTGGACGCCGACGTCGCTGGACGAAAGCTTGCCCGTACTCAGGACGAAATCCGTCGCAAGGCAGAGGAAATGCAGGATTTCCAGAAGGACCTGACGCGCGGCATTGTCGATGGTTTCCTTGAAGGCAAGAAGGCGGCCGATATCTTCTCTGATGCCCTGACGAAGGTGGGAAACAAGCTCCTGGACATGGCCTTTGATAGTCTCTTCGACATGCCGAGCCGCGGTGGCGGCGGGTTCAACTTCCTCGGGTTCCTCGGCTCTCTTATCCCTGGCCGTGCTTCTGGCGGGCCCGTACGGGCGGGGCAGCCGTATATCGTTGGTGAACGCAGGCCGGAGCTGTTTGTGCCCAGCCAGAACGGGACAATCGTGCCGAGAGTGCCGAAGATGCCGAAGGTTGGCGGCGGTTCCGCTGCCGGCTCCTCGTCCTTCACCTACGCACCCGTCATTGACGCCCGCGGCGCCTCTGTCGAGGCGGTGGCGCGGCTCGAACAGGTGCTGGCGCAGGACCGGGCGGATTTCGAGGCGCGTGTCGTCAAGACTGTGCGAGGCGCGAAGAAGCAGAGGGTGCTTTAGACGAGCCGGCTGTCAGATTACAACGATTGGTGCGCCAGCCGGCACACGCTCGTAAAGATCAATAATGTCCTGGTTGATCAGGCGCACGCAACCCGATGACATCGACTGCCCTATCGACCACCATTCTGGAGAACCATGGACGCGATAAAGCGTGTCCTGACCGTCCTTGAAGATGTAGAGCGCGCGAGCGCCTAATGGATTAGTCGGACCGCCTTCTTGTCCGTTGGTGTACTTCACCAGTTCCGGTCGGCGAGCAATCATCTCGGCTGGCGGGGTCCAGACCGGCCATTTCTTTTTGTATTGGATGCCTGCTCGACCTGACCATTCAAAACCTGCCTTGCCAATGCCGACACCGTAGCGAATGGCATCGCCGCCAGGTTGGGTCAGGTAAAGCAGGTGTTCCTTAGTATCGACGACTATCGTGCCGGGAGCTTCACCCGTTCTGTCAGGCACGATCTGGCGCCGGTATTTCGCAGGGACCTTTTGATAAGGCACGGCCGGCAGTGAGTATGGACCTTCGGAGATTGCCGCATACATCTTTTCCGGGTCGGTGATGTTCGGATCAACGCTGATCGACGGGCGAATAGCTCCAGTGGTCGTGTAGTCCAAATTGAGAGTATCGCCGAGGTTCATCACCTGGCTGCAGCCGGCCGCCAGTGGAAGCCCTGCAAGTCCAAGCAAAACACCGCGGCGGTTCAGAATTTTCGACATCTAAGCATGCCCCCGTTCAGTGAACGCAAATAGCTGAACATGATTAACAAAACATAAGATGTCGGACGTTAGATCGAGAGCAGTTTGCTAATGGCAATCACCTATCCCCTCGACTTTCTGGACCTGTTTTCCGGTTGGTCGACTGAGTTCGATCCCCTCCACAGGCAGGAGCAAAGTCGGCAGGCGAACGGCCGAACGCTGGTCAAAGACCTCGGCTCGCCGCTGTGGCGCACTACGTTTCAGTCGAGAAGCATGGCGCCGAACGAGCTGGATGGTTGGCGCGCCCGCCTCTCTACGCTTGAGGATGGGTTGCAGGAGTTCAGAGCGTGGCCGAAGTCGCGCTGCTACCCGATCGCCTATCCGCGCGGCATCGGCATGGGGACCGTCGCTGGCGCCCAGGTCGACACGATCAACGCGAACCGCAAGGCCATCGGCATATCTGGCCTTTCGGCGGGATACAGGCTTTCGGTCGGCGACTATCTCCGCATCGGCACCGCCGACCTTCACCGCGTCGTAGAGGCGCGCGTTGCCAATGCCAGCGGCGTTGCCACGCAATTCGAGGTGCGGCCGCACCTGTGGCCTCTGGCGGCCGTCGGACAGCCGGTCTCGCTGGTCAAGCCGTACTGCCTGATGACGGCCGTGCCGGGCAGCATCACCACCACGGCGGACGCGGCCACCGGACGGGGCGTCATCTCCTTTCAGGCAATCGAAAGCCGGTAGAGCAACCAATCACCAGGAGAACATCATGAAGCGCAGGACATTCCTCGCGATGCTCGGCCTTGCGCCGGCGGCGGGCATCGTTGCGAAGGCGGCGGAGGCCGCTCCGGTCATAGGCAATGTCGATTTCGATTTGCCGAAAGTCATCGCTTCACATCGCGCCAACATCGGCTCGGTCACGGCCAGTCTTACTCGCAGCCCTGGCGGCATGCGGCTGGAAACGAAACCCGATGGCACCTCCCGCATCGTGTTTGAAGCCGACCAATTCGAAGTTCCTGCCTCCATCTGATGCGCTATCTCTCTCCCCAGAACGCCGCCGCTCTCGCGGGGCGGCGGCTCGTCGCACGCGACTTCCTCTGGATCGTGGCGCGCGACCGAAGCACCGGCAATCCGTTTCCCTACGGCTTCTGGTCTGATGTCGGCGACGTGTCGGCGCAGGTGCTCCTGCCCGAGACCGGCGTCCCGACGCTGCGCAATTTCGAGGGCTCGGGCAGCCTGATCAGCGTCAGCGACATCGTGGCGGTCAACAATGTCACCGTGCGCACCGTCACGGTGGAGATGTCGCAGATCGACCCGGCCGTCGAGAACATCGTTCGGGGCTATGATCTGAAACAGGCCAAGGTGGAAATCTACCGCGGGCTTTTCAGCGTCAGTTCCCGCCAGCTCGTGGCACCGGCGCCTTGCCGCTTCGACGGGTTCGTCGATGAGGTCGAGATCAGGACGCCGGCCGAGAACGAGGCCGGCTCGATCACGCTCACCTGCACCTCGCATACACAGGAGATGACGCGGGCGAATGCAGACACCCGCAGCGACGACAGCCAGAGGAAGCGCTTGGCGACCGACAACTTCTTTCAGGACGTGTCTGTCGTCGGCGATTGGGAAATGCCTTGGGGCACCAAGAGCATCAAGGTCGAAGGCGCCGCTAAGAGCCAGCAGTCGACACAAGTCGTTCTGCAAGGGACGCCGCGCAAATGATCAGGCCGGCGACGTCGGCCGATAAGCTGCCGGTCCTCCGCATGGCACGAGATTTCCATGCCGCCTCGGGGATGCCGTTCCGCTTCTATCCGGCCTTTGCGGAAGCGATCTTCAAGGCGTGCCTGGAGGATGACGACAGGCTTTGCCTCGTGCTCGACCTCGGCGGTGCTCGAGGTGTGCTTGCAGCACAGGCAGCGCCGCATTCGTTTGGCCCGGTGAAGGTGGCGACGGAAACCATGTGGTGGATCGATCCAGCGCATCGCGGGCGCTGGGCCGGCAAGATGCTGGCGCCCTATGAGGCATGGGCGCATGAGCGCGGCTGCGCCTTCATCAACATGGTCGGTCTCGGCTCCGATCCGCTGCCGGCCACGCTCTACCAGCGCCGCGGCTATGTCGCGGCCGAAACGCATTTCATCAAGCCGCTCTAGGCGATCTCAGGTTAATCGATGGCTCTTTTCACGTCGGCCGGCATAGCTGGCCTGCTTGGCATATCGACGTCGATCTTCACGTCGGTGAGCGCGTTCGCGCTGAATGCCGCCGTCGGCATCGGCCTGAACCTTGCCGCACAGGCGCTTGCCGGCCAGCCGCAGCGCGAGGCCTTTTCCATCCGTGGTCGCATCGAGGCGGCCGGGGACGTTTCCCGCTCGATCCTGCTCGGCCGCACGACGACGGCCGGGTCGCTCGTCTACCACACCACGTGGGGCAAGGCCGGCAAGACCCCGAACGCCTACTATACGCAGGTCGTCGCGCTCTCGGACGTACCGGTCACCGGCCTCGTCCAGATGTGGGTGAACGGTGAGCCGGTCACGATCGACACGAGCAACACGTCGTATTCGCAAGGCTTCCCGGTCAACGAATATCGCATTGGCTCGAACCGCAATCATATGTGGGTGCGGTTCTACGATGGCCCCCAGCCCACCGCCGATAGCTTCCTCGTCAATGAGGTCTCGAATAGCGCCAGGCCGTACCAGAGCACGCGCGTTGGACGCGGCGTCGCCTATGCGGTCGTCACCTCGCAGGTGAATGACGAGCTCTTCACGAGCCTTCCGCAGTTCAAGTTCACGGTACAGGGCGCGCGACTCTACGACCCGTCGCGTGACACCACGGTCGGTGGCACCGGCACCCAGCGCTGGAACGACCCGGCAACGTGGGGCGGCGACGGTGACGACCTGCCAGCGGTCCAGATCTACAATCTGCTGCGCGGCTTCTCCTACAGCGGCACATGGCTCTACGGCCTGCAAAGCACATCGGCGGCGCGTCTTCCGGCCACCGAGTGGATCGCACAAATCAACAAGTGCCGCCTTGTCGTCGACGGGCCGGGACAAGGACCGCAGTACATGACCGGCGGCGAGCTGCTGGTCTCGACGGAGCTTGGCACGGCGACAGAGGCCTTGCTGACTGGCTGCCAGGGCCGGCTTGCCGAGATCGGCGGCCTCTACAAGCTCCACGTTGGCGAGCCGGGTGCCTCGGTCTTCTCGTTCTCTGACGGCGACATCATCTCGACCGAAGAGCAGTCGTTCTCGCCGTTCTTCGGGCTCGCCGATACGATCAACGGCATCAGCGCGACCTATGTCGAGCCGGCAGAAGCATGGAACGTCAAGGCCGCGCCGTCGCTCTATCGTCCTGACTATGAGGCTGAAGACGGCAATCGCCGGCTGATGGCCGACGTCAAGATGGACATGGTCTATCGGTCGCAGCAGGTGCAGCGACTGATGAAGTCAGCCCTGCTGGAGGCGCGGCGCGCGCGGCGCCACACGCTGGTATTGCCGCCTTCCGCCTGGCAGCTCGAGCCCGGTGACGTGATCGACTGGACGTCGCCGCGCAACGGTTACGTGACCAAGCTGTTCCGCGTTGACGGCGTGACCGACAAGGCCAATCTCGACGTGATGGTCGACATCACCGAGATCGATCCGAGCGACTACGACTGGAACCCGGCGACCGATTACACGCCGCCGACATTCGGCCCGACCGGCCCGATGCGGCCGCCGCCGCAGGTGCTGACCGGCTTCGGTGCCTTTCCGCATATCGTCTATGACGACAACGGCATTCCGCGCCGCCCGGCGATACTGCTCACTTGGCCGTGGGACGCTGAGGAAGACGTCGATATCATCGGCGTCGAGTTCGAGATCAGGCGTCAGTCTACTCAGGTCGTCGAATATCGCGACCGCACCGATGAACCCACCGCCGGTCAAGTCATCCTCGCGCCGTTCTCACTGGTGCAGGTCACCACCTATGAGGTGCGGGCGCGGTTCATTCCGCGTTCGGCCCGGCCGATGGCGTGGAGCGGCTGGATACCAGTCACCACGGACGACGTGAAGCTTGCGCCGAATCTGGACTTCGATCCCTATCAGGGTCTGGTCGGGTTTGATCAGTTGGAGCAAGACCTCGCCAAGTATCAGGATTTCATGGGCGGCAGCGTCCGCGAACTGATCAGGCAAGTCCAGAATCTCAACCAGTGGGTGACCGACCAAGGCTGGGGCAACGAATACCAGTTCGGAGAGATCAGGAAGCAGCTTACCGCGACTTTCAACAATGCTCGGGCGGAATGGAAGCTCGATGTCAATGTCGTCGCGGCGCAGAACTTCGCCCTGTCGCAGCGCGTCGAGCAATTGGATGCCGAGGTCTTCGACCCGGTAACCGGCCTTCCGGCTGTAGCCGGTGCGGTCGATATCCTGCGGGTGGAGGTGAATGGGCTCGACGGAGAAATCGAGGCCGTCTCTCAGTCGCTGTCGCAGCTCACCACAGAGGTGAACGGCATCGCGTCGAGTGTGACCATTCGAGGCGAGGCGGGCTCGTCTCCCGGCGGTGGTTGGTCGCGCTACGGCGTGCAGGTCAAGACTGGCTCGGGAAGCACCTGGTCGTCGGCGGCTTTCTACCTCGACACCAATGGCAGCCTGAGCCGGGCCGTGTTCGAGGCGGATCAGTTCATCGTCGTGGCGGGCGGCAATCTGAACAACCCGTTCGTCATCGACGGAACCGCGGTTCGCATGAACGTCGCGAACATCGGCACCGTCACGGCCGGTCTGATCCGAGGCGCCTCCAACAATCTGCAGGTCCAGCTTAACAATGACCGCATTCTGATCATCGACGGTACTTGATGGCAAATCGCGTCATTCTCGGTGCCTTCGACGGCACCTATGTCCTTCGGGTCTCCCGGCCGGGGTTCAACGTTCTGAGCACCGGTCTCCCGAACGAAAGCCTGGTTTTCGACAGCCGCTGGGTGGAGTCGTCGAATATCTTCATGCAGGGCGCGGTTTCGCCGGTAAATCCCCCGCCATGGAACATTGATATCCCTTTCGGAACGACCTTCGCGCTCCCGCCAGTGATCCTATATGCGGTAACCGACGATGGCGGCGGGACATATAATGTCTACGAAAACGTCGGCACTCATGTCCGGATCAACGGGGCCACGAACGGAGCAGGTCCGATCACCAGCTTCCGCATCGGCTTTGACGTCGCGCAATACAACCAGATCGTCCATTACTATGTGCTGAGGAACTTCCATGGCTAACCGCGTCGTGCTCGGCAGCCGTGGCGCCACGACCGGGCTATACATCTCAAAGCCGGGGTTCAACGCCTTGACCGCAGCGATCGGCAGCATGCTCCTCTCGACCGATGAGCCGCCCTTTCAGGTTCTGCAGAGGGGAATTCTTGGCCTCGCAAGCGGCGGCAATCTCGTGTCGCATCCGAGCCTTGGCTACAAGCCATATACCATGGTGTTTCCGACGGATGAGCGGTGGCTGACCGACACTACCGAGCCATATATCAGGTTCTGGATCACGCATCCGTCTCTCACTTCGGTAAGGATCACAACAGATTCTGGGTGGCCCGCCGGATGGCAGATTGGCTACGCCATCACCACATTGGCGCTGACCTGACATGGCAAACCGTGTTCTTTTGGACGTGAACGGCCTGAAGGTTTCGAAGCCCGGCTTCAACGTGCTGAACGCAAGCAATCTCAACCTGCAGTTCATCTCGATTGCTTCGCAGCTTCCGAAGCTAATGGGCGGCTCGGTGCATCGTGGTTCCGCCGGGCCTTCCGATGTCTATTATGGGAAGACCTTCACCGGCATTCCGCTGGTTTTCTGGACCCCTTCGTTTGGAGACCATTTCAACCGAGATGGTTGGCTCCTTTGCGGGACGACGGAGTACTTCTACGCCCAAGCGTTCGTCTACCCCGACCGAATTCGCTTCATCCACCGCACGTCCAACATCACCTTCCGCTACATCGTCTGGGACTTCAGCACATGATCGTTGAGCACGACGCCGACGGGCGCATTCTGCACGTCATCAATGACCCGGTCGCCGAGGAGGTGCGCGAATTCTATCTCGCGAACCGTCCCTGCTTCGAGGTTGCGCCGACGCCGTGGCCTCTTGAGCAGGACATCGACCATGCGACGGGCGAGCCGCTGTTCGAGCAGGCCGTTGACCCGGAAACCGGCGAGGTGATGTTCGAACCGGCGATCGACCCCGAAACGGGCGAGCAGATCTTCGCGCCTGACATCGACGAGGTGACCGGCGAGCCTCGGCTTGGCGAGGACGGGGAGCCGATCATGCTCCCGGCCGTTCGCCCGGTCATGGTGCCGGTGATGATCTCCAACGGCTTCGACTTCGCAAAGGTCGATTTGCTGCGGGACTATGTGCTCGACGGCGCGGTGACCGCCCGCCCGACATTGAGGGTGCCGGAAACGGTGGAGATCGTCGCGGATGGTGCCGACGAGCACGTCATCGAGGGCCTGCCCGATCCATGCCAAGCGCTCGTCGATGGCGAGGAGATGGAAATCACCGGCGGATCGCTGGCAATTTCCTCGGACATGCCGGCCGAATACGTCATCCGCTTTGATCAATGGCCGTTCATGCCGGCCGAGACGAAGGTGATCGCCCGTGCGCCTCAACCTCTCGAAGAACCTTGAGCCGCTACGCGCGGCGGCATTGGCAGAGATTGATCGCCATGCCGAGAATCTGCGCGCCGCCTATGTCACCGTGACGCCCGGCCAGGCGCTCGTCTACGAGCAGAAGCGCCGCGAGGCAGAGGCGGTAATGTCGGGGGGCACCGATGCGCCTCACATTGCCGCTGAAGCCGAAATGAACGGAATCTCGATCGAAGAACAGGCGAGGGCAGTGATCGCCGCCTCCGACAAGTGGCGCGCGGCCTCCGTAGCGATCGAGACGCGCCGTCTTTCCGCCAAGGCGGCGGTACGCGCCGCCACCAACCCCGCCGATATCGAAGCCGCCACGGCGCTCATCTAGCGAGACCATCATGTCAGAGATGAAGATCGACCCGGTAGTCGCCTACCGGGAACTCCAAGTGCAATTCGAATTCCTGCGCCAGCGTAACCTCGTCCTAGCACAGCAACTGGACGTCGCATCCAAGGAACTCGAGGAATTGAAGCCGAAGAAGGCGGAAAAGAAGACCGTCGTTCTTCCGGCGAAGGAGGTGGGCAATGTCGGCACCGCTTAGCTACTACACCGCCGGCACGATCTCGATCGCGGCCAACGGAACGACCGTCACCGGCACAGGTACAGCGTGGCTCACCGCCGGTTTCCAGGAAGGCGACCAGCTCTTCGCCAACGGTTTTCTCGGTATCGTGCTCTCGGTCCAGAGCAATACGAGCCTGCTGCTCGCGCAGCCGTGGCGCGGCGGCGCGCTTAGCAACGCGTCCTACTACCTCATGTACCTGAACGAGGGTTCTCGTGCCTCGGCGCAGGCGCGTCTTCTCATCGACCTTCTCGGTGGCTCGGGAAACCTCCAGGCTCTCGCCGGTCTCACCGGCGCAGCAAATCGTCTGCCGTTTTTCACCGGCGCTGGCACGATGGATACGACCGCGCTGACGCCGTTCATGCGAACGCTGCTGGACGATGCGAATGGAGCCGCGGCCTACGGCACGCTGGGCACTATTCCCGATGGTTCATTGCCTGGTCGCATTAGCGAGATTTGCCCGCTTGTGTCCAACTTGAACGATATAGCAACGAGCGGCTGGGCGCGTGCACCCGGTGGCACAACCGGGAATCCCCATTCGGGCGTCGTTGTAGTCTTCACATTGGTCTATTCGGCCACAGCGCGGCGGCAGTTCGCATACGCTATGGGCGCATTTTCATGGTCCCGCGCGATGAACTCCGGAACTTGGACCGCGTGGGTGCGCGATGATCCACCTGAGCGCGGATCGAATGCGAATGGAGAGTATGTTCGCTTTGCTGATGGAACGCAGATTTGCTGGAATGTCGTCCGCACTGCGATACCTGAGGGGCACACACAGCTATCGGCCAACCTTTATTACAGCAATTGGCAGGCGGTCACCTTCCCCGTTGGATTTTCAGTTGCGCCGGCAGTGACACAGTTAGTATTTCGCAACGCACCTGATTACAGTACGCCCTTCGCGTTCTCTCGACAGGTAAACACAACTAGCTGCGGGCTCGTGACCGCAACCACCGCAAACAGCGTGACCGTTGGATATGTACAATCGTATAGCGCAATCGGCAGGTGGTACTGATGAAAATCACACTCTCTCCTCAGCGTCGCAACGATGCACTCACGGTGACCAAAGCCGGTGACATGCTGACGATCAACGGCGAGCCATTCGATTTCTCCGATCTGCCGGATGGCGCGACCATTCCAGCCGGCGAAGTGCCGAGTGAATGGATCGTCGGTCCAGTCGACCGCGTCAGCGGCGAACTGCGGCTGACGCTTATCCTGCCGCATGGTCCGAATCCTGAGCCGTGGCAATCGTTCCCTGAATCAATCGTCTCGCCGGCTGACGGTGAACTCGATCTTCCCTGGGACACATACCAAGAAACCAGTAGAGAGCCGGTCACCGGAGGCACCCGAGTAACCGTCACCACCTATCGCTGGCGCAGGCCGCCGACAGTTGAGGCCACGACCTTCATTCCTTCACCTCCAAAACCCGAGGAGCCCGGCGATGTGGAAGCCTGATCCAGCGACGATCATCACAACCGAACAGAAGGCCGCACAGGCACAGACCGCGCTGATTGAGCGTTTCCGCATGGCCGTCCAGGCCCACGTCGATGCGACCGCGCAGTCTCAGCGCTACGACAGCGGAAACTCTCTTGCCTCTTATGTCGCCAGCACCAATGCGACATGGGCAGCCGAAGCGCAGGCGTTCGTTGCTTGGCGCGATGCGGTCTGGGTCTATGCCTATGCCGAGCTCGACAAGGTGCTTGCCGGCGAGCGCGAGCAGCCGACGGTCGAGGGCTTCATTGGCGAACTGGATCCGATGATGTGGCCGGACTAGCCAAACCACCTCAAAAAAAGACCGGCGCGGTGGCCGGTCTGTAACAGGGACAATACAGATGCTCCCGGGGATGGAGGGGATGGGTGCATCTACCACTTCAACGGCTGGTTGCCGATTTGGTTCCTGTAAAAGAAAAACGGCCGGCTTTGGAGCCGGCCAGTTGATCCCGATAAGATATGTAACCATCCATGCGGAGAGAGGGTATCCATGGTGGCTGCACCTATTAAAAAGCCATCGACTGCGTCTGCTCTAGTTACCCAATTGGTCGCTCCAGCGCATCCTTAAGCGCGGCGACACACTCCGGACAAAGCTCAATTGTGTATCGGTAGCGGGAGGCGTCATAGATGCCATCAGCCTCGAAGGTGAGGACGAGGCAATCGCCGTCTCGTTCGATGTCCCCCGCGTTTAGCGATTGTTTGCTGATGAGCTTCTTCCGGCCCGGCCTTTTCGCCGGCTCCACGTAGATGCGCATGGTTTACCCTCAAGCCCGTGTTGAGGCGACTGACCTTAGCTAGCCAATCACGGGGTGGCACCTCCCATTTGGTAGTAGCGCTACCCCCTGGACCCCACCACGACTTCATCTATCGCACCGAGACGAGCAAGGCACCGCCGTGCGGCCTATGAAGTGATCTTTGGCAAGCGGCGCTCGCAAAGCCCCTGACCAGCATGACGTTGGTCGAGGTGCAGAAGGCGCAGAGCACCTGGTCGACGAAAGCCTGGGCGCGGCGCTTCACTGGCGCTGATGGCGTGGCCCGATTAGGCGATGTTGACGTGGACCATCGCCGATTGCGCAGGACCAAGCAACGGGTCGCTTAGATAGAGAGAAGGCTTGCGATTCTTGTACGCCACATTGATCGAGAAGGCCGCCTCCCTTCGTATATTAAGCGCGCAACCTCCAGTTTCTTTTTAACGCGTTCAGCGTCCTGCGAGACGATCGGAGCAGGGGCGTCTACTGGCGTGAAACCTACTTCTTCAAGTTCGACGATCGGCCTAAGCGGTGAGCCAAGTTCGACGACGGAGCCATGCTTAATCTGGTAGTACTCGCCATGTTCCAAATAGTAGCCGTTTGCTCCGGCTCTGGCCGCGAGAAGGTGAGGGTGGAAACGGGATGAGATGATCGTGTCGCCGGCTTTGACCGGAAGACGGTCGACTAGCGACCAGACGTCTGCGACCTCCATATTTGGAAATGCTTCTTTGAAGGCTTCCTGGGCAAGCTGATCGCGATCTGGCGCACAGTTCCAAAACAGAATCCGGTCAAATTGCCGCTTGATCTCACTGTCATGCCGTTTGACGCGCCGCACCAAAGCAGCCAGACGATCATTTTGAAGATAAGTCGAGATATGAAGCGTCCGACCGCCATGGCTTGGGGTGGGTTCGGATCGCATAAAGGTATCGTCGAGGCCATGGTAAGCAACCTTGCCGATGCCGCTATGTTCAGCGATGAACTGCGGTCCATGCCCGTCACGAGATTCGATGAAGTCGAAGCTCTCAATAACCTTCCGAAACGTGCGTTTATGCTCCGTCGGCGGCGGGCTCATCGGCATCAACCCGACCCCGGTAGCAATGATGCGGGTTCCAAAGGTCTTATTGAGCGCAGCGGCGAAGCCGAGAAGAAATGAGGTTCTCGGCCACTTCTCACTGATGTAGCCGCCGCCGATCATGTGAAAGGTATGTGCGTCCTGAAAATATTTCTCGACGCCCGTAAGGCGAGGGTGCTTGGCCAGCGTGTTGCGGTAGAAGAACTTGTATCCGCGTTCGAGATTTCCCCAAAAGTCATCGTTCGGCAGGGATCGCGTTAGCGATTTGACGATAGTGACGTGAGATGCCCGCCAATTGTATGGGTGCAGCCGCAACGCCGAGATCGACGGATCGGTGCACTCCAAGACAATGCGTTCGGTAGGATTTTTCTCAGCGAGATACGTCAACCAATACTTGGCGATCAGCTCATCGCCATAGTTCGGGACCCCGCTCCCGCCCAACAGGTAATACATTTCCGCCCCAATATGCCGCCCGAGTCTTAACCGATCTAGTTCCGGCGAGAGAAAAAAGCAACGGTTGGTTGCGGACACCGAACGGAAGCTCGCACTCAACAGTACTCTCTAACAACCCGCCCATGATCTCAGACATTCGTCGGGATACTGATGGGAATTCTCTAACTGATTAACATTTCAGTCACGCCGCTCGTCGGCGGGAAAGGACTTCGCATGCGCGTAGACTACGACATCGCCATGGAGATCGCATCGCATGAGGCGGTCGTGCGCCAGGCCTACAAGGACAGCGTAGGCGTTTGGACCTGGAGCGTCGGTCTGACGTCGGCGACCGGCCACATGGTTGAGCGTTATATCGGCAAGCCGCAGTCGCTCGAGCACTGCCTTCGCGTCTACGTGTGGGCGCTCGATAACTACGCCGATGCCGTTCGAAAGGCATTCGCTGGCATTCCACTCACCAAAGCGCAGTTTGCCGCGGCACTGTCGTTCCATTGGAACACCGGCGCAATCGCGCGAGCCTCGTGGGTGAAGAAGTTCAAGGCCGGCGATATCACTGGCGCCCGCAAGGCATTCATGGACTGGCGCAAGCCAGCATCGATCATCGGGCGCCGCGAGAAGGAGCGGGATCTGTTCTTCGAGGGCAAGTGGTCGAACGCCGGCACCATGACCGAATACACGCGCGTGAAGGCCAACGGCACGCCTGACTGGTCGAGCGCGCGGCGCATCAATGTCGAGAAGGAGCTGAAGGCGGCACTCGCCGGCGAAGTCCCGGCGTCCGACAAGATCATCGTCGAGCAGCCGGTGGCGGTCACGCCTTCGGCACTAGAGCGGCCGTGGTGGCAGTCGAAGGAGATCATCGTGCCTTCGCTCACCGGCGGCGCGCTGACCGGCGGCGCCACGCTGATGGAATCGTTCGGCAAGGTGCCGCTGCCGCATCTGCTGGTGATGATCATCGTGGCGTTTGTCGTCGCAGGCGGTTGGCTGTTCTGGTCTCGACACAAGGAAAAAGCTGAGACGGAAGCCAAGGCCAAGGCAGTGGAGGCGCGGGCATGATCGGCGCCGACCTTGCCGCTCGCATATTCGCGATTGTCTTCGTGGTGCCGGTGGCGGCCCTGCTCGCCATCGCGGCCGTGGTCTGGATGCTCTTCGGCGCTCCGATCGGCTCGGCTTATGCCGGTGGCGTCCTCACCGGATATGTCGGGTACCTCTGGTACCTCGCACAGGTCGACAGGTGATCGCGATGAAGACGTATCTCACAATCGCCGCAGGGGCGGCGCTGGGCGCTCTCGTCGCCTCCGGGCCTCTCTACCTCTACGGCAAGAGCCAAGGCCGCCAGCAAGCCGCCGTGGCGGCGCTCGAAGCCTCCATGAAAGCAATCAGCAAGCGCGAGGACATCGACCATGAAGTGGATCGTGCCGATCTCATTGATATCTGCGTTGAGCTTGGCGGCCTGCCAGACGAGTGCCAGCAATTGCGCCGGGTGGAAGAAGCCGCCGGCACCGAATGATGCGGTGGCGCTGACGGCCAAGGAAGAACCGATCGCGCGCTACCTGGTTGCGACCGATCGATACGGCAAATCCCAGCGCTGCTGGAATTGAATGTGGGGCAGGGGCTTTGGCGGAAAGCGGTAGCATCGATCACAAGCTTGGTGTGGTCATCGGGAAGCTCGACGGCATCGAGGGTCGGCTGGATCGGCAGGATGAGAGCAGGGCCGTGCTTCACAAGCGCATGGACGATCTCGTTCTGCGGCAGACGCACATGGAGGCCGATGTCTCGTCGTTGAAAAACAAGGTCGAAGGCATGGAGAAGGTGACGGTGGAAGTGACCACACTGCGCACCAAGGCCGAGGGCGCTGGCACGCTCGGCCGCTGGCTGATCCGGGTCGGCATCGGCGTTGTCACGCTCGCCGGCTGGTTGCTTGGTGCTTACACGTGGCTGACTGGCAGACCGCCTCCTTGACCACTGGCGTGCTTCCTCTAAGTTTCCCTTTGCTAGGGTTGCTTTTGCCCCGCTGGCTCCGGCCGGCGGGGTTTTTCGTCGTTTGGGGGAGGTGAGGCCCGCCACTTGTGCGAGGGAGCTTGGGGTGGGGCGGGCCTCTTGCCGAGACGGGCTAGGTACCGGCGATACCATCATGCCTCTTGTTTCAGACTTTGTCAGCATCCACGCTATCAGCCAACTCGGGGCTGGTGCTTTTTGCGCTCGGCTTCATAGGGGCGTCGGAGGCCTCTACTTCCACATCAATATGTGTTTGTGCCGTCGCGGAATAGTTGAGGATGTTCAGGATTTCGTCGCGAGACATGGCCAAAAGATAGGAAAGAAACTC